GGTGGATTATGATGATGATGAGGTGGATTATGATGATGATGAGGTGGATTATGATGATGAGATTGATTATGGTCAGGTATACCTGTATGATAAAATGATGGATATGGATTATTATATCCACCGTGTGTAAACGTATGTGAATGTGTATGGGTGTATGCAGGTTCATTTCGATGAACATGTCCAATTGACATTTCTTTTAATCTTTTCATTATAGTATAATCGCTTGATGACATTATATTATTAATCTATGTATAGTAAATCTAACGAAAATAAATAAGTATATATAAATACTGCAAAATATAATTCTTATGTATAAATATACATAATATTATCGTTATATATGTTATTACACAGTAAGTATGGAAAATCTAGATTTAGATATAAAAAATTATAATATAAACGATATTGAAAAATTCTTTAATTTAAAACATAATTCTAAATATACATCAAATGATGTTGAATTAAAAGAATATCAAATACGTGAACTATTATTAAATAGTGGTCATGTAAATAAACGATTTAAACGTGATTTGATTGAATTTTTATCCACTGCAAAACGCTGGATAATTTCAGTAAATTGTAAAGCAGATTATATACCAAGTACTATTCCTAAAAACTATAAATTGGATACAATTGAACGGGTAGATGTAATTGAACCAACGTATTCACGAGATAATGATATTATTAATAGACCTGATGTGAATTTTGTATATGCAAATAATGCACAATTTTTACCAGGCAAAATGAATCCAATAAATACTAGAACAATTACCAAATGTGTGAATATAGATACACGTTTTCGAGATAATATATATTCTACCCAAAGTACCGATTTTACTATTCAAATACCAACTAAATTTAATAAAGTAGTTTCTATGGAATTGGCAGCATTAGAGTTACCTATTTCATTTTATGGTATTTCTGAAAATAATGGTAATAATTTCTTATATATAGCAGTTGATTATACATCACCTAATTATCCAGATGTTATTGTAAAAACTGACATTAATATTATTATTCCTGATGGAAATTATAATTCAAATGACCTGATTCATCTAATTAATTCGAAATTATGCCCTAGACATGCAAATGGTGATATAATAGACGAAAGTAATATTTTTTCACACATTTGTTTAAAATCAAATCTTACAACTGATGGTTCAGGTAGTGGAAAAATCACAATCGGACCATTAATAGATGATTGTCCAAATTACATTTCATTATCACTCGATTTTACTAGAGATATTTATGGTAAACCAGATACCGTTGAAATTTCACGCAAATTAGGATGGAATTTGGGTTATATAAAACCAATGTATAATGGTAATATATATTATACAACTGAATCGATTATAGATACTAATATAAATCGGTATGTATATTTATCAATTGAAGATTTCAATAAGAATTCGAATTGTCCATTTGTTAGTATATTTAATCAATCAATATTAAGTGATGACATTCTTGCCCGAATTTCAATAAAAGGAACTCAATTCAATTTATTAAAAAACAATGAAACAACTATTATATCTGAACCACGTATTTATTTTGGTCCAGTTGATATACAACGTTTACGTATTCGATTATTAGATGAATTCGGTAAGGTTTTACAATTTAATCACTCGAATTATTCATTTTGTCTTAAATTAAATATGATGTATGATTTTTAATGACGTAAAATGACGTGTTAACACTAACTAAAAATATATAAAAATGAAGTTTATATATTTGTATATTTACACTAATAAATTCAAGTTATTCGATGCAACTTTGAATAAATTCAATATCAGTTTTCGGTTTATGTACTGAATAACGAGATAATAATAATTCTTTCATAATTAAATTCAAATCGGACAATTCATAGTCCATTGTAAACACATCACCTGTAATAACATTGAATAATTTATACTTTATATGTTTACCAATATTACAATGATGACATAACCATGCATATATTGCTAATTGTAATAGATGGTCTGTTGTTGAAGTTGATGTACATTTAACTTCCCATAATGTAGTTTCAGTAATTAAATCAACACGAGCAGTAAAACGAAATTTAGTATCAGTTATATATTGACCAATTTCTTCATCTATATTAACATGTAATTCATCGTCACATGCAGATATTATATTATATTCTATATCTGGTGGTTCATTTTGACAATCCATACTTATTGTATTTCGCATTCTGGTTTTACATTTATCAATCATGTTAGTGGTTAACCATTGATAATCATCATATTCGATTTGTTTTAATTTGAAATTAAGTGATTCTTGAATTGAAATGTTTAGATTTGCCATTATTAAATAATCACGGACACTTTCAATGTGTTCAGGTAGTTTTTCAATCAAGTCAGAAATAAAATTTTGTTTACGTCTATTACTAGTTTCCAGATTCATGTCTATTATACTATATAAAATGCTATCTTTTGTATTAATAATTGGCGTGTCTCTCCACATATTGATTAATTCGTCATAATATAAACATGGTATAGCGATTCCATTTATATTACTAACTTCTTCATAAAACCCTTTTTTCGTTTGAATTATACTTGGAATATCAATTATTTCTGTATCATGAATATCTTCTTTTATAAAAATGCGGTTTATTATGTCACATATTCTCAGATTTACATCTTCGGGTATAAATCGAATTAAATCGGTCGGTGTTATTTTTTTGGTTAATTTGGAATCTTCAGATACATCATTGCATACGAAAAAGTTGGTTTGTGGATATCCTCTGAAATTTATATAAGGTTGTTGTTTCATTTCTACATGATTCATATTTAAAAAATCTAAAGGACGGTCATCAGTTCGTGTATTATATTCTAATAAATATAAACATTCAGTTGCACGGGTACATGCGACATATAATGTATTTGGACATTTCTGTATATCCGTGGATTTGTTAAAATATTTGAAATATGAATTATCAAATCCTAATACAAATACATATTTGCGTTGTCGACCTTTTACACTATGAAATGTTGAAAATACTATCTTTCGGTCAATTACACGTTGGTCTATATCATTACTCTCCATCATTGGAACGTGACATGGTATATCACGTTCTACTAATGCATTTTCTAAACGACGAACTGCACCACGTTTCACAGATGGACCTAAAATGAAAATGTCACTCGGATTAGCTCCATTATTAATTAATCGCTCGATTTCTACACAAATTATGGTTTCAATATTATATCCCGAATTTCTTATATATTGAACTTTAGTATCATTTCGACATGCTTCCATTCTTGATTCACCTAATAAAACATTATTCACATATGAACACATTTGATTGGTTATTCGATATGACATCTTCATTGTACATTTTTTAAATAATTGAGATTGTAGGTAAGGATTTGTCTCCCATATTTCACTTGCATGTGTTAAAAACCGAATATCAGACCCTTTAAATTCATATAATCCTTGCATATAATCACCTAGTACTAATAATTGGATTTTATTACCTGCATCTTTTATATATTTTACAATTAATTGATAATATAATAAGGTCATGTCCTGAGCCTCATCTATTACGATTATATCGATTTTGGGAATTTGTATCATTGGATTAATGTCATTGTCTATGATTTTCTTTATTTCATTATCAACATGAGCAGTCTGAATATAATAACAAACCGCCAAACTGTGATAAGTATGTACATTTAAATTTGTATATCCAGCGATTTTTATTTTATCTCTGACTTCTACCTTCAATGATTTATTATATGTTATTTGTAATATATTTTTTGATTTTAATTCATTTGCAATTGCCATGATTAAAGTCGTTTTTCCAGTACCTGCAACTGCATCAACAATCACATTATCACCAGTTTTAACTTCATTTAATATATGTTGTTGTTCAATACTTAATATCATTTTATTATTTTCTATTTATTATTATTATTTGCTATTTACTATATATTAGTACTCATTTGTCTATATGTATTACGCGAATGATATTTATATTTATATTTATTTTGAATGTTACGTATAATAAAGTATAATAAAGTATAATAAAGTATATATATATTATGTCTACTACATTATCTGATAATAATACTAAAATAAATACAAGACTATTTATTTTAGACCCATTAACTGTTATTATTAAATTAGCCATTATTGGAAATAAACCAGTTGGTACCAAAATTCTTATACAAACTAATGTTATTTATTTACAAGAACCGGGTATATTCCAATCAATGTGTAGAATTTTATTCAATACTAATAAAACCGATTTACAATACATGTATAATCCAATACAACTTGCATGTTTACAGTTTTTATCACAAGAATCAATTAAAGATAAACCTCGATTAAAATTACTATTTGCAAGTGCATTGAAAGGATTACTTCGATTAAGTGAAACATATAAAACATGTTCTATTATCAATTTGTGTTTGAATTATTATTATGCATTAATTGAAAATCATATCGAACAAAATAATAACAATAAGTCTATTTTTTATAAAGATTCAATGACACCAGTATATACTACCGAAATTGTAAATGAATTGCATAAACAATGGACTGATGATAAAATTACGGTCATTTTGGATTTAATATTCTTTTTGAATAGTGATAATATGGCGATAAATAATGTAAAATCGCTTGAAACTATTATGGACAATAATGATATTAATACACAATCTATCATGTCTAATTTGTAATGTGATATTTAATCAACATCTTCAATGATAACATCATTAGGTGTGGTTGCGGCAGTTGCTGCAGTTTCAGGTTCGTAAATAACGGGTTCTGTGTCTGCTGCAATATTATCTGAATCGATTGCATTGACAATTGTATCATTTACAGGAACATCGCATTCTTCGTCAGAATCTGGTACAAGGTTTGGCATATCATCATCAGAATCAGAAACTGGTACAAGGTCTGGCATATCATCATCATCATCAGAATCTGGTATGTTCAATTCGACTTTATTTAATAATTCATTCGTACATTGAATTACCGCATCAAATTCGTGAACAATTGGGTCAAATTCTCGATTCATTAATATTTGTTCATGAACATTAGGGGTAAGAATTGTCTCAATTTTGGATTCGAAGTTAGGAATAATTGTCTCAATTTCAGGTTCGACGACAACAGGAATAATTGTCTCAATTTCAGGTTCGACAACAGGAATAATTGTCTCAATTTCAGGTTCGACGACGACAGGAATAATTGTCTCAATTTCA